TATTCGGTAACCCAGCCGCTACATAGCAGCCGATCTCCTCAAGCGTTGCCGCTGCTTCAAAAACTCGGTGGGCCATGTCCGGAATTCCGAACTGATTTGCCAATGTGCTCGAAGTATTGAACTTTGTGCCGTAAACGCCATAAAGCAGATCGTAGGTAGTTTGCGACAAATTGCCGCCGTTGTTGGTCGCCACGTATCCATCGATCTCAACGTGAACCGGGAATGTCAGGATGCAGCCGATCGGCGTGGCACGATAGGACATCTGAACAATCGCACGATAAAACTGATCGGCCAGGCGCTCTCCGTCTGCGACATAAACGTCCTCGCTTAAGGTTCGCTCGATAAATTTTGCGATCGCATAGCCTGCCTGGGCGCCCTGCGCAAAAACGCGATTCATTTCGTTGGATTTCGCAATACCCGAAACGAAACCGGTTAAGCGCTTTGCGGCATTTACCCATTCGGCATAGGGAATTAAATTGGCAGTACTCTGATCTGCGAAAGGAAGGAATTCATTGATGGTTGCCATATCACACCCAATAAAAAAGCCCCGCTGTTCGCGAGGCTGATGAGATAAATGAATGTTTAGTTTTCAAACGGGAAGAAGTGACCGGAATCAAACCCCTGGATCGAGGCCGTTTCATAGTCAAAACCGAAGTAAGGCACGTTGTCGACAATCTGCATGCCGACGCCTGCCGCCACTATGTCGATTAGTCGGCGGCTTATGAGCTCCCAAACAATGGGCGGCGTCTCTGCTTTCGTGAGATTGATCACGACGTGCATATTCTGCTGATCCTGGAAGTCAGAGAGCTTTGCCGGGACGCCGAAATATCCGAGAGCAGTATTTAAAAACTCGGGGACCGATTCGTTTTTGCCGTCGAATTTATTTGCGAGGATTTTCGTTTTAATCACTGCGCGATAAGTTTCGTCGTCAAGCGTCACCATGCCGTCCGAGGGATCAAACTGCCCTTTCCAGACGCCTTTATCGAAACCGACACCATCGACATCGTCCAGGGCAAAATAGACGCCGACCAATTTCATAGGAAGGCGCCTGGAGATCCCGACCCGCACGCCGACCGCGTCCAGTTGGACGCCTACAGCAGTGTCAACGTCGAAATGCTTATAAAAAACCGCCAAACGTTTTCTTGCTTCGTTCAGCGGTTCGGTCAGTTCATAAATAAATTGCTGGTACTTCGGCTTGTCAAAATGCGCCCCGGCAATCAGCTCGGTATAACGATTTGCGTCGCTCATGTCTGCACCTCCACTGTTACGTTTTCCGAAGCGCACGAAACCGCCTCATTCCACGCGATCGCGAGACTGGCGGTGGTCTGAGCTGTAGCCGAGCGGCCAAGCGTGATGGCCTCGACGCTAAAACGTTCGTCCACGATCCCTGCGTCAGTCTTTACCGCGCTTGCAAGCACCCGGGCGATGTTTACAGATTCGCCGATGTCCAGGGAGTTGATGTAAGCGACGATCCGAGCCTTGATCTCCTCCTCGGCACTGGAGAGATAATCGGCGGCCGGCGAGATCGTGAGTTTGCAATAAGCCGGCACGACCGTCGGACGCGAGAACTTAATCGTATTAGGGAAGCCATAAGTGTCCAGATAGTTGTACGACGTGGAGCCATAGGTTCCGACACCTTCACCCTTCTTTAAGAAAATCGTTTTTGCAATATCGGCCACTTCCCCGCCGTCGACGATCATCGCGATCGAATGTCCGGGGACGCCCTCAGTTGTCGGGGTATCGCCGTCATTCTTAATGCCACTAACACGTCGCACGCCGGCCGTGGTCAGCAGACTGCCGATAATGCCTTCCCACAGCGAAACACTGGGGAGCGCTGTCGATTTCGACTGCTGCACTCGAAGCTCGAGGTCGGTTTGCACCGGCGCCCCGGGCTCGGCCGCGAGAATATTTTCCACAGTTTGCCAGCCGAGCGTCGGGGTTCCGATACGGTTGACAGTCCCGGCAGGTGCCCGAATGTTTCCTTCTTCTGCAGCAATTGCCGTTACAGTGATTTCGCCAGCAGGTGGAACCACAACGTCGGCGGGCAGATTCCATTTGTTCTCCGCCTCATCCAGGGCCACGCCGTTGACGATATGCGTCCCGGCCTGGCCAACGATCCGAAGATCAACCTGGGAGTGTGATGCGGCCTGCCGCGTGATGCCGTTGACCTTGACCGCAAAATCCAGCGCCACGCCCTTCGCCGTGGTTGGGTTGTATGCGTTATAAACCGCGATCGCCTGAGCGTTCACGTCCGAGATAGCAGCCGCCACAATGCCGACCATCTGGCCGTCCTGGGTGTCAGCGTCCAGATTGATGTCATCACCAAAAATGGCCCGCATGCGGCCCTTTAGGTACTCGTAAATTTCTTCATAGGACGGAGCTGAGATACCTGTCTCGGTAACTAAAAAAACCGGATCATCAATCATGTAATTTCTCCGTTAATGCTCGCCGGGCCGTAATCCGTGGTGAGCTTGACTTGTATGGTCAGGCGCCGAGTGTTCGGGTCAAGCACCGCCTCAAATTCGTCAATCTGCTGAACGCCCGGGGTTTCCAAAATGCGGCTTTTGATTACGAGATCAGCCGCGCTTTGCTTGCCTAAAATCTGCTGCAGATAGGGCGTTCCCTCATCGGTGTCGATAAACCACTGCCCTTGCCAAAGCGCGAGGCGTGTCCGGACATTTTGCGCGACGGCTTCGGGCGTGTTGACTAAATAATCGTTTGCATTGTGGCCGAAGCAAATATCGCCGTCGGCCGTTGTTCGCCTTACTCTCATTTATTTAGGCCCTCCCGTGTTACTGGAGCCTGTAGAAACACCGGAATGGACGTGCGACTTGAGACTGATACCTGCGGCAGTAACGTCTGCGTCGGTTTCCACGCCGCCCGACATCTGCGCGGCCGATCCTGCGGTATTGGTCAGCGGGCCTTCGAGCTGGATCGCCGGGGCTTTAATGCTGGCACTGGCTGAGGCCTCTACCGTAAAATTTTTACACTTCACGGAAAAGTCCCCGGGTGTCTCGCATTTCACGTTATGACTGCCGGGATTGAGCTCAATGAAGGCCGCACCGTCGTCACTACGCAACTGCACAGCACTGGTGCTCACGCCGCTGATCTTTTGAGCCTGGGACCACGGGCCGGGAATAACGAAACCATCCGATAGATCGTGCATTCTTGCTTCCGGAGGCGGCTGAATGCCTCCTAGCTGCCACCAGTAATCAATTCCCCGGGAAGCGAAAACGACAAGGCACTCGTCCCCGGCCTTAATCGGAAACGTGAGGGAGCAGCCGCCACCGTGGGGAAACACGACAGGGCAGTCTAAGAGAAGCGGCATATTTACAAGCTGGATAGAGCCATCCTCCTGCGTGATGCGGCCCTTAATCGCCGGCTGAACTTCGCAGGTCAGCGCGCCCGCATCGAACTTCTGGATGATCCCCGGGAGTGCGGTCCATACTTGGGTCAAGCGGCTATTTGTAGCCTTCTCGGAGAATCGATTCGGGTCAAAAATTGTTGCGGTTGAATCCATAGCGCCCTCAGTTCGATGTGTATGTAAAAACAGATGGAGCAATCGGTCTGCTGGCTGAATTAACGCCCACGACGATCAAATTTGTGTACCAATCCTCCCCGCGCGTGTCGCCCACGTGCTCGCGGGAAATCACCTGATACACGCCATCCGCCGATAAGAATGCGTCCGTTACCGCCTGATTTTTCGTAACCGCGTCCTCGGACACCGTTGTGTCGTAGTTGTTTCGCTGTACCGAGGCGTTATCGATTTGAATCTTGGCGCCGATCTCCAGGTTCGGATTAAGTAGCGCCTGGACGTCCAGGCCGTCCTCGTCAAGCGTGGGGCGGCCGATCAAACCGGTATCAGCGTTAAGGACGATCACCTTCTCATTCGGATCGTATGTCGGCGTTTTAGGAATGGCGACAAGGCCGTCAACGCCATAGCCCCAATCAAAATTATTTGTATCGGCGATACCGTTCATGGCGTCGGTAGCCATCCGAAACATGACTTTTCCACGGGGAAGTCTGGAATCCATGAAAGGGACCATAACAGTTTGCTTGGCCCCAACTCCTTTTTCCTTCATGGCGTCGAGTACCTTGTCAAAGATCTCGCGCTGAGAGGCGCCTTTGGCCACTGAGACATTCACCACGGCATATTGCCTCGCCCTGTCGCCGGTAGCAGCTACCAGGCGCATGAAAGTCTCTGTTTCGCTCTCGCGGCCGACGGATTTCCACCATAGATCGCCTTGGAAAATAATGCCGTGATGGCTCTGATAGCCCGCCTCAATAATGACGCGCATGCCTTGGTTTTCGATGACGTTTGTACCGATACCGAGGCGATTTACTGTTTCCTGCGAGACGTTGTAAACCGTGATCTCAGCGGTGCAGGGCTTGCCGATTACAGCCTGAGAGATTCGGAATTTGCATCGAAATTCACTCAGGTCAATCGCCTGCTGATTGTCCTTGTCGACTGCCACAACGAGGCGAAAATATCTCAGCCACTGGCGATTATTGTCAGTTTCGCTCATTCGTCACTCCAAAAAAGGCTCAGCGTTTGGCCCATGTCCCGATAACTCGGTTCGTAGTTTTTGACCTGCTTCGGCAACTCGCACCAAAGCGCCCCGCCCATACGCTTATAGCCAAACTGCGCCAATAGGTTGACACCAGTCACCAGCGGTAGGCCCTGGAGCGCATCCGAGCCGTCTGTCCGGACCATATCTAGAAACCAGCCTCCACAATCCGCATCTCTGTAAATCAGCGTCATGCGGTAGTTATATTCGCCGAGCCGGATGGAAAAGCTCTGGGCGCCGGTACTCAAAGGAATTTGATAGATACTCATGGCCGATTCCCCGCAGTAGTCAATACGGGCGACGAGGCACCGCGCTGATTAACAGAGGCCGTCTGCTGCGGATTCTTTTGCTGAGCTTCCTGCAACGTGACTTCTTTTGTCCGGGCGAATCGGATTTCCTCAAAAGTGATGTCCACTACTAGGGAGCTTTCCGTGTCGACGGTCGACGTTGTTTTCAACTTCGTGATGATGACTGCCGGATATTGCTTCTTGCCGGTAGAGAGCGAAAACGGCTCCCGTTTGGCCTGTAGCTCAAGCAACTTCTCATAGACGTCTTTCGTCGTGGTCAGGCCCTTAAAAATCGAAAAATCCAGAATCGAATTTAGAAGCCTTGAGGAATCGGACCAGCCGAACTGGCAATTAATCACCGTCGGCATCTGATACGCATGATCCGAAACATTCGCGCCAGTATCGACCGGATGGCGCGTAACCACGACCTCGTTTTCGTGCTCCTCGCTAACCACGACGTCCGGAATAATTCCAGCAAATTCTCGTTTTCGACCTAGAAGCAGAGCCTCAAGACTATAAGGTAAAGAGGGCATATTTCCTCCTTAGCTAAGATTGCGCTGGCCGTATCGGTTCTGTGCCAGCAGGGTCTCATGCGCCACGGCCTGGCCGACAGCGCGCGGATTATCTGCCCCGTTGATCGTGATGTTTTGGTTCACGACGACATTATCCCGAGACGGGATTTTGTCCCTCTCATTGACGACCTTAGATCTCCACTGCGACTGCGCTGCGGCGAGCACCTCTTTATCAAAAGAGGCGCCTTCGAAATACTGAGAGGCGCCCCGGAAATTCTCATGCTCCGTGATCGACTGCATGAGCGCCTTAAGCACACGGGGATCACTCAGATCAAGACGAGTCAGCGCGCCGACATCCGAGCCCAGGCGTTTGCTCATGTTGGCGGTCACCGACTGGATATAGGCGCCCGTATTATTCTCGCTGGACGGCGCGTACTTGGAAATAATCGACGCAACGTTATCTAGCCCGGCATTCGCGTAGGCCTTGAGCTGCTTGCCCAGCGCGCCCCATCCTTCTTCCGGCGTGCGGTAAATCGTAAAAGCACCGTCATTCGCCTGATTTCGCGATACCGGACGCATATTGCCCGGATTGTTGTTTCGTAGCCCTCGCGTCATTTTCCCCGACGCCGGAGGTGCTTCTGTCTGCGCGGGTTTCGCCTGCGCCTTCGAGCCTGCAGCTCGATACCTAGCCAGCTCCTCCTCGAATCCCTTTTTATCGAAATCGTCCACGATGCTCACGCCCTCCTCGGCCTCATCGTCCAATACAGATTTTTGTTTGGTGTACTTTTTGCGCAGGAACGCCTGCGCCTGCTCATCATCCATGAGGTGACGTTTATAACGCTCGGCATCCTGAAATTCGTCCGCTTTAAAAAAGAAGTTTTTGAGGTAATCGCCGACGCCGTGGGATTGATCCCAGATATTTTTTTCTGTCTGGATCCAGGCGGGCAATTCTTGCGAGAGTGTTTTATTAAACTTTTCGGCAACCTTATCCAAACCGAGACTGTCAGACAGCGTCCCGAAAGCGGCCTTACCGCCCATGGAAATGATTTCCCATGTGCGTGAAAATTCGTTTGAGAGGCGATGCACGGAATCCGCCGACTTGTCGACCATGTCAGCCAGCTCGCCCTGCTGTTTATTTGTTTTTTGGAGCTCGGCGGCAAAATCCTTTTTCATAACGTCGGCATAAATACCGTCCAGCCCCATCATGGCCGCTTCATTTCGCCCGGCCGCATCCCCGAGTGTTTCCCAGCGTTTTCTGAGGTCCAAAAGAATATCGCTATATTCCCTTAGCTGGCCGTTTTTGTCCCGAATGTCAATGCCCGTCAGGTTCTTGATGTACTGATCCATCCCCGGCGTAAACGTCAGTTTATTGGCAAACGCCTGGATGCTTGAGGCAGCCTGATCATAATTTCCTCCGACCTTGGCCACGGCAGACGCGACATTATTCAAGCCCCGGACAGAACCGCCCACCTGGTTCGTAAGGTTATAAAAGCGGTTGACTTCCTGGGTGCTTTTAGCGAATGCCGCTGTGAACGCAGTGCCTAAGGCAGCGCCTCGCATAGCGATTTCCTTCATGCGCTTTCCGGCATAGTCGATTGAGGCTTGAAACTTGGCTTGCTCGTCTTTATCGACCACAAAGCCTAAGCGGACGAGGAAACCAGCGAGAACGCTACTCATGGCTGCGCTCCTTCTCTAAAACAAATTCGTTGTATTTTTGGTTGTCGATATAAACGTTCATTAGCAGAATGTCCTCGAGCGTCAGATTGTCGCCCTTCAAGTCCAGATAGCTGATCATCCCGTGATAAACAGGACGCATCAGGAAATCAAGGCCGTCGGGGAGACTTCTGAACGGGCTCGGTTCCTGCTGAGTGTTTTCGACGCCATGAGCGAACGTTAAAGATTCAAAGCGTCGATAAAAGGGCGAAGCTCACGCTGTACGACAGCGCTCACTAATACGCATGTGGTTGTGAAATCGATGTCATCGAACGCCAGCGTGCCGCCCGAATACACTCGGGTCCAGGTTTTTCCATCCTCCGAGCAACGCTCAACTACGCCCAGCGCAGTGCGCACGCAATAGTCGAAATCAGCGTCCGGCATGGCCGCAATGCGATCCAGGAGCGGCTGACAGACCGCGAGCAACGTACCGAACTCGGTCAGTTTGTCGCTCAATGTCGCCTTGGATTCCGGCATGGATTTTCCGTATGCTGTCCACATGCCATAGAGGACATTATTGAATGCCGTGGGCATCAGCGGCCCGAGCCGCTTTTGGAGCTTCATAGCTTCAAAAAGGTCGAGCCGCCCGACGAGATACTCATGCCCCTGCAATGTAAATTTTTGAGGTACGAGTTTGTCCATTAGTAAGCCCCGCTAAGAGTATCAATTTTGCCGCAGTCAAAGCCCCATTCAAGAACGGGCTGGCCGTCCTCGGCGAAGGTCTGACCTGGCAGGCCTTGGAATGCGACGCTTCTGGCCACGATCGTGTCCGTATTGCCTTTGTTTAGGACGGTGATGACATTGTTGCCCCAGGCGCTCGAACTCAAACTTTGGGCGTTAAACATAGCCTTGAGCTTTGCGTTCACGGGGGATGTATAAAGAAGCCGAATCGTAAGTTTTCCACTTTTGTCTGCCCTCAAAGAATGCATAACCTCGCCATCTGCGCCCGGCGTCATATTATTCCGGGGCTGATTGAACTCTACGGAAATGCCTTCTTTGGAGGGCGCGGAACCGTATCCGAGATCGATCACGCCGGTCGGCCCTGCGAATGTCGCAGTGACATCCATAAAGGAATAAGTTGCCATCCTGTTTCTCCTTATCGATTGATCGTGAGCGTGGCGTCAATAAAGTGAACTGCGCCGCGCAATTTGATAGCCACTTTGATCGGAGGTGCCTTACGGGCCTCGCGATCGCTCTGCGCCTGTTCTTCCAGCGGCTGAATGTAGACGTAATATCCTGAGGTGAGCGTGTCGCCCTTCTGGAGAGAACCAAAAGAATCGCCGTTCCAGACGCCCGGGGCGATGAGACCATTTCGGACGCCCGCGTCAAGCGACTTGTTGATCGTCGCCAAAATTGCGGTCATGCCCGCTTCGTCCTGGCCGATCTTGGTCGTAGTCGTATAGAGCAGATTCCAAAGATCGGTTTCCACTCGGTTCTGCTGCCAGTCAAGGCCATGAGTTTCGTCAATGAACCAGCCTCCGGACGTGACGCCTTCTTTATAAATCGAAGTGTCGTTCTGGAATGCCGCGAATACGTTGACGTTTTTGTTTCTTAAGGCCAGCGACCGGGACGTTCTCAAGTTCTCGGCAACAACACCCGGGAGCTGTTTGAATTTCAGAGTGATCGTGGTATTCGATCCCTCGAAGTTGATCGTGCTCATGCGCCCAAGGACCGAGACACCGGCGGTGTCACTGGTGCTGGAGAACGTGCAGATCGTGCGGTTATAGCCCAGCGCTTTGAGCTTGGAGCCCAGCGAGGTGCTATTTGTAGAATCCATTTCACCCGTATTCTGAGACGTCCAGGACACGATGCGAGAGGGCCGCGCGGCATTGATGAGCGCCGAAACTTCCAGCGCATCGGCGTCCGTCCAGTCGGTTCCGCACACATACAGGCCGTACCAATTGGTGTAATCCAGGCAGGCCGTTACTGCGTCGACAAGGTTCTCGGCTTCCGCGCCGTTGACTTTGGTCGTTCCGGCATCCAGGCCCATAACCTTAGACAACTCGGTAGAAGAAACATTCGCGACAGAAGAATTCACGCCCGTAGTGGCAGATTTGATAATGAATCTCGTACCGTCGAATACGCATGTGCCCTTCGAGGCCAGCGCAGTCGTGATCTGAGTTGCCACGCCGTTCAGGTTGCTCTGGGAGCTAAGATCGACGCTGGCAACAGAGACAGAAGAACCGTCGATTTCAACGGTGAAAGATCCGGAAGTGATTTTCTCGAAGTCGGCGATCTGCTGCTGAGAGATCGCAAGCATACGGCCGCGCAGGAGCCCGGCAGTTGCTGTTTTAGCCCAGCGGCCGACAACCAACTGAGAAGGCTGGGGAGACTGGCCGAAGAAGGTGACCGCGGCCTGATACTCAGGCGCATCGGTTCCGAAATCGGCGGCAATTCCCTCGACGCCCGAATAAGTGCGCAGGCGCTCGTCCGTGTCAATGACATCGCTGGTGCCGAGCACAAGCATAGCTCCAAAGTTGCGGAGTGCGGCAGCGACCGGAGACATCTCGATCGTAACGTTTACAACCTCGGAGACTGGCAATGTAGGAGCAACGCTCATAATTTACCTCGTTCTGTATAAAAGTCGACATCGGCACCGACGATGGTGCGAACGCCGTAAGTTCTTGAAACCTTCCGAGCAACGTGGAAGGTCATGTCATATCGATCAACCCACGTCTCACAAACGAGATCCGGCAGGCGCATGGCCTGCGAATCAATCGCTTTTAACGTGAGACCCGACTGGCGCAGCAGTGAGCGGTTCTGGCCGATCTGCGCCGCGTCTCTGAATCTCTGCGCGAGGAATAGCGCCTGTGGGCCGTAAAAGCTCAGCACGAACTCATAATCCTCATGCACCACGGAGGTCTGATCTCCTGACAATGGCAGCGACGGATCACCTTTGCGCCCGTCGAGATAGACGGGCGTGGTGTCCAGGCTTTTGAGGGCAAGCGCACACCAGTCGGTTTTTAGCGCGGGCTGAGTACCCGGCTTCGGGCGCCAGGAAGCGCGGACCAGGTCAAGCCTCAAGCCGATAAGCTCAGAAATCCACTGTCGAAGCGGGTCCATCAGCCCTGTTTCATTGTCCGAGCTCGTCGGGCGTAAAGATCCGGGCGTCCGGCTATCAGTAACTGCCATCACTCACCTCCGCAGGCCAACAAGTCAGCCGCAAAAAGCCCTTGCCAAACTGCGAGTAATCCGCGCAGTCTTTGACGACAAAGCGCTTGCCCCGCCACTCGACCTCATCATTTCCGGAGCCGCCGAAGCCCGGGGGCATATCGGCAATCATGAATCGCACTAGGATCGTGCCCTCACGCCGAAGCGTTTCCGGCAATCTGGCAATCGTCTTTGTGTCGGCCGTGATGACTGCCTTGACCTCAGTACTGTCACCCTCGGTCCAGGTCGGATTACCGAACTCGTCCAGGTCCTCAACAAAATGTATCAGCTTGCAGGGCGAAGTAAACAAAGGAGATCGGATTACACGTTCAACGTCTAAAGTCGCCATCATTCCTCCACCACAACGCCGTCAATGGCGTCGCGTAACTGTCCCGTGTTAATCAATGGCCGGATGCCCACGCCTTCCATCTCGTTCTCGCGGGTGCCCTGGGTAAGGCGCGAGCGGTTACGGTTTGCGATTGTTCTGGGCTTGAGCGGCTCGAAGTCGGCCGTTTGCATGTAGCTTTTGACCGCCGAGGCCGAGCGAATCGCCAGGCGCTCGAGTGTCTGGCCACACTTTTTCTCGTCGCCATTGAGCGCGCAGTCCATGGCGCCCTTAAGACCGTCGACGATCATTTCCCGATTCGCCTCCAGGCCCGGAACTAAGAACGGTCGCGGCGGAATATTGTTCACAGGTGAACCGTTCTCATGCACAAAGCCCAAAAGGTGATTGCTCGGGCCGTCATCGTTTCGCGTATCGCCCTTAGAGCCGGCGGAGATACCGACATAGACAGCAGTTTTCGCCAGGCGCTGCAGTGCCTGGTTCAACTCGCCGTCATGCCGCACCATGGAAACAGAGATCGTCTTTTTCATATCTGTCTGGCTCCTGCTCCGAACAACTGGATCAGCTGCCACAACTCGCGGCCGTATGCAGTGAGATTCCATGAGCCGGCGCCCTCCTCGGACGAGGATGAGGTGTCGTAGCTCACGGACGCGCCATCCACAGACATCGAGGTGACCTGAGCCAGTGCGGAGGTGTCTCCGCCGTTGCCGCCGTCAGCGGCAGACCCTTGGAGCTTCAGATAGTGGGCTGTATACAGCCCCATGACGTGCGCTCGGATCTCAGGATCAGGCCAGCTTTCCTCTGAAAAAAATTTAGCGGCTAAAGCTAATCGAGCCTTAACCGCTATGTCCGGATAACTGTCCGAATCGATCTCCGGAAATAACTTGCGAAATTCCTCAAGCGTCAGAGGCTGGTTCAACATTTTCAGCCTCCTTCACAGATGTAGTCTTTTTCGCATTTTTCTTTGGCGCCGGTTTTTCCTTCACTACCGGCTCAGCCTTTTCCTCGGCCGATTCCTCGACCTTTTCCTCAGCCTCAACCGTCTTTTCTTTTGCCGGCGGCGTGATGTCGATAAACGTGGCGAGGTGTGCTTGCAGATACGGATGGGCCGCGACTGCGTCCTCAACCTCATAGGATCGAGTCGGCTTAAATTCGAACTGCTGAGAGCCCATATTCAGAACCAGCGGGCAACGAACTGTAATTCGTTTCATAAAACCTCCTTAGCTTCCGGATACTGCTGCCAGGTCGGCGTAGTAAACCATTTCAGGACGTACGAACTCGACACCACCGAGAGCTGCAAAGTACGGAACTGCCTGCTCGAAATTGCGGTACTGAACCGGTAGAGAGGCAATCGGAACCAGCGGGAAGCGGACCACGTCCACTGCCTTTGTGTAGGCCACAATTCGCGGCGTAGAGAACAAGCTCGTATCGGCCAGCCAACGCACAGGGCGAATGGTCAGCGTACCGCCGTTAGCAACGGAGAGGTTATTAGCCTCAACGTAGCGCAGCAGGTTCATTTCGGTATTGGTCAGCTGTGTGCTCACCAGTTTGCCGAAAATTGCCGGGGGAACCAAAAGGTTCTTCGGAATGCGGTTGTACTGCGTTGCCTTCCAGGCCTTTTCCAGGATGTTATTGAAGTAGCCGATAACGGTCTTCACATCGGTGGAATCGGTCCAGGTGCCGACATTTTCATGCGTTACCTGATCGGAATTGAGCAGGCCTTTGACGCCCACTTCGTCATCCCCGACATAGACCTGAGTGTCGATATCGAGCTGATGCTTCATGCGCATAGCAGAGTGTTTCTGCGCATCGATCGGGCGACCTGCCTGCATAGCCTTCTGGAGCTCGAAAATCGTGTAAGCGACCTCCATGCCCCAGAGTGTCAGCGGTGTGGCAACCTTCTTCAGAGAAACAGAAACGCGGGCAGGCGTGGAATCCGGGCCCTTAATGAAGGACTTTTTACCCGCACCTGTGCCGCCGAATCCGCCCATGTATTCAGACTGAATGAAAGAAGAAACCTCATCGGCGATCGTGACATCGTCGCGCAGGTCGATATCCCTGCCATATGTGAAATCCGCGATCGGTTCATAAACACGAGCATCCAGGCGCTCAAGCTCACCGACCAGGAATGCGCCGGTAGCGGAAATTGTTTCAGCGTCAGTAAAACGTCTTGGCATTTTTTGCTCCTATTAGATATTGAATGCGATTTCGGCCAGGCCCGCGTCGTCCTTGGCGCCCATAAACACGCAGTTAGGAATCGCCGTGGCGCCTTCCGCCTGAGTGGCTGTAACGCCCTTGTTTGCGGCGTCGAGATAGACAGCTCCGCCCGGCGCCGGAGTACCTGCGGCACGCACAGCTACGTAGCCGCGACGCAGGATGCAAACAAAGGCGTCTTTCGGCCAGACTTTTCCGTTCGGGTCTACCTGGCGATAGTCGCGAACTGCGATGCCGTAAACCTTGGAGGCATCAGAGGCCGGAGTTGCTTTGCCGGTTGTGGTCAGAGAAACCAGAACGCCGTCATCGGCGACCGGAGTTGTTGTGTCGTTCTGCTTGACCTCAGTGGTGTAGTCAAACATGCCGCGAGTGATATCGCCGGCAGAACCGCGAGGCATAGATGTGCCAATGAACTGAGACATTATTTAGCTCCCCAAAAATCGTTAAGTTTTTTCTGGACGTATGCGATCGAATTAACAGAATCCTCAGCGCTGTCACCGTAGCGTGTGCCGCTGGCCTTCGGATTCTTTCCGGACTTGGACATAGCGACTGCTGCCTTGAAGGCGATATCCAGTGCTTTGCCGTCGAGCTCAGAGGAATCTCCAAACTGCTTGACGCCGGCACCTTTGAGCGCTGTGCGCATAACGCGCTCGATCTGATTGCGTGTGAATTTGCCGCCCTTGGCGTCGCCCACAGGCTTTTTCATTCCCGGACAAAGTGCTTCAGCGTCGCCGATGATGGCCTGAGCGTCCGGGTCGTCGATCAGCTCATTGTCATCATTCTGGTCAGCACCAGCGTTCGGCGCCGGGGGCGTATCTGCGTCACCCATAGGTTTCTGAGTTTGGGCCTTGGCAATGGCTGCCACTGCGGCCTCGAGTTTGGCCAGGCGCTCCTCAAGTGTCGGTGTCGGAGCAGGAGCGGGCGCCGCGTCAGGTGCGTCGTCGTCCTGAACCTGGAGCTTGTCCACTTCTTCGTTAAATGCGTCCTCGTTTCCGTCGCGGAACAATTTCCGCAGGCGGGTCTTTAAGCTAGTTGTCATGCTTCCGTCTCCAATTTTGCAGCCCGAGCATCGGGCTGATACCACTAGAGCAACGTGGTTGCCCACGATGCCAATTTGCTCAATCCCCTGGGGCGTTTCCTGCGTATCCGCGTCATACCCGCATGAGACTTCTTTCAAATCCCCGCTCTCGACTGCCTCGATCGCTTTTCGATCCGTCAAAAGCAAATCGGCGAGAAGAAAGTCCGATTTGTCACCTTCTCCTCGCCGAACGTTCTGCGTCGTACCGACTGCGATCTCCCGCCAGTTGTCCGGATCTGCGAATCTCGCATGACCGATGACTACCGGCTTGGCCTCAAACGAGGCAATCGTTTCGGGATTAAAAATTTGTTCTTCCGGCCGCCGCACCTGAACCGCACGGCCGATGTTTGGCAGACCGACTTCAGCCGCTGAATATTCAAACGATCCGACGCGGCTAATCGGAACGTCCCGGCATAACAAATAGCCCTCTGGAGTTTTTTCCTTCAGAGGGCTGATTTTTTCTGTGGTCAAGAAGCGACCGTCTCGAAATTTCCTTCTCATTTGTCCTTCTCGTAGAAAAGCGGTTCAGGCCAGCAGCGGCAATTTTTCACTATATAATTATTCATTGTCGCTCTGTACCAACCTTTACTTGTCTCTAAGGTATAAACATGTCCAGAAAAATCTCGTCTGAACGTATTCAATACGCGAAATCCCTTGTAGAGTCGGGCTCGACCATCACGGATGCCGCCAAGCAAATTGACTGCAGCCCCGACGTCTTGTCTTTGAAGCTCCGCGCCCTTGGTGTCGATACAGCGCGGTATCGAAGCGGCCGCGGCCTCCATGCCTTCAATCGGAAGAAATTGAACGGCCCCGAAATCATCAGACGTTACCTTTCCGGGGAATCGATCCTGGCTCTTGCTAAGAGCTTTGGCGTCAACAGGTCCACTATCGCTACTCGCCTCAAAGAAGCAAACGTTTCTATCCGCAATGGCTCCCAAGCAAACGTCATCCGCTTCGCCAGAATGTCGTTCGATGATCGCCGGGCCCTCTCCAAGAGCGCGCGGGACGCGCACATGGCTAACATCATGGCCAATTCCGCTCATTACAGCCGCGGCCCCGGAGAGTTTGAAATAGCCACCGCGCTTCGTGAGCTTGGCTACGATGTCAGGACGCAATCGCCCTTGGACAATGGCACTGTCGACATCGCCATCGGGAACGTCGCCGTAGAAATTAAAATGTGTTCCGGCGGTTCTTACGGCTTCTCCAGAAAACGCGTCAAACAAATCCGCAATGCGAACATGATCCCGCTGTTTGTCGGATTCAACCATATTGACTGTATCTCCGAACGCCTGGAGGAGATAGTCGCCCTCATTGATTTCGCCTGCCGGCACCCAGCCTCGTTGAGTAAGCATTGGGTGATTCGGTGTCGCTGTTATGACAGAATCGGCGCAACCAATATCTACGACACATCCGTTGAACGGCGATCGGATAACTCGAATGATGTCGCTGTCTAACCGGACCAATGTATCGCCCGGAAAACAATTAAAAACGCATCCGGGATGACTGCGGATAGGAGTGCCGCCTGCGCCCACGTCGCAGATCGGAGGGTCGCTCCAGGCCTGCACCGTTTTATCCAGCTCGCGATGTCTCGGGCGCACTGCGTTATCGCCTACCGTGTGCCACACGTAATGCGTGGAACCGACGGCCTGGGCCCTGGCCTGCGTGAAGTTGGATCGCGCTCGAGCGGTCTCCGTCCGGGCAATGCAAATCGCTCGGGATTCCGTAACGCCGCCCAGCTCGTTTTTGATGCGCTGGGCAATATCGGCATAGCGCTGGCCATCCGATAGCCCGCTAGCGGCCCATTCCTGAACTTTCTTGGCGGCCTCCATGGGCAAAGAGCGGATCAGTGCGACCTGCTCCTCGCGCAGGCGATTGAAAATCGGCCCGGCGGCCGCGTCCTTCAATTTGCGGCGAGTTTCCCGGCTGATCTTTTGTCCAATCCTGAGCCACGTGTCGTAGTCAGCTGATGCCGCGCGGCGCAGCATGATATCGGCCACGGAGCGAGCCCATTCGTCGAGCCGCACTGAATAATCAAACAGACTGAGCTGGAGCTGGCTCGGGTCGCTTCCCTCCCATTCCAGTGCTATTTGTGCGATCTGTTTGGCCACTGCCTTGAGCCGCTTGCGATACCAGCGGTCCAAAGCCGCCGTTTTGGCCTGCTCCCGGAACTTGTTCTGCTGCTGCATTTAATCCTCCTGCCCCTGGCGGCATAAGCTCGTTTTCCTGTTTCTCGGCCTCGTCAATATCCTCCTCAGTAATGGAGGAGAAAAGACCGATGGTCGGGCTGAGCTTTTTGAGCTCCTTCATTGCGTTCGGCAGCGGGATAGATTCGCTCTGTAACGCCTGCACAATCGCACCGACCATGGCCGTTGCATACGCGCCTTTCTGCTCGTTGGTCATCTGCCACAGCGGGCGGAAATCGAAATTGAAATCCTTGTCCGGAGCATGCCCGGTCACGCTCATATAAATGACGTTCAAAATTTTCTTTAGGCCCGGGCGCAGCATCTTTTCCTGCTGCTGTTTCGTATTGTCGTAATAGAGCCGAATGTCGCTCTCGCCTGTGGAATTGAATCCGACCGGAGACTGACCAAACAAGCGCACCAGCGGAATTCCCGTGGCGCCGGAAATCTGCTGCGCAAATTGCAGGAGGACTTCCGGCAGGCCCGTGAAAGTGTAGGTCATGGTTTGGAAATCATCCTCGATGTCCCCGAGCGTCATGCCCTCGATGCTCTGGAATAGCCGGGTATGCTCCATCTGCGTCATGAATCCCTTCTTGGCAACGTCGTTTGTCAGAATGGAGCGCAGGCCCTTGACCTTGTAATAGCGCAGGTAGCATTTATTGACGAGCTGAGCCGCACCTTCCGTTGCCATATCAAACATTTCGATCCGGTTGAAAAGCGGCTCAAGCACGCTCGCGCCCCATCCTCGGTACGCCTGTCGCAGGTAATACGGCAGCCGGCGCCCTTCAAACCGTATACAGCGCGAATAATGAATTTTTCCTCCGGGAATATCGATATCGCTCTGCTCTGCGAAAACCTGGTAATAAAGCGGCTTGCCGAAGTTAGGCCCGAGCTCCTGGACGACTTCTGTCGACGGGTTGACTTGCCAGCAGTCGAGAACGAGCAGACCCTTGAAGGCGCCTTGTTTGATCGGCCCGAGCGGCGTGCCCATGTCGTCACCGTCAATGAGCAGGACGGCCAGCGAACCTCCGTAAAGGCGCGCCCACTTCAAAGCGTCGCACAGGCTATCCCAAACTCGGAATTCGTCGAGTGCAATATCGATTGAGGAAGCGACCTCAGGATCATCGCACTGGATCTCCACGCCCTCGCGTGTCATGTCGTCCGCAACCACGTCAACCGCGAGCCCGCACATCCATGAGCCCTGATAAGCCCATTCCAACTCGTTGCGCTGGAAGGATTTGAACTCAGGGATGTAGCGATTGCCGTTGATCGTTGTGCTCGTCCCCAGGCCCATGCGCAGGAGCGGGTTCTGGAACCCGTCGGCAAACTGCTTGCTGCCGCCGCGCTTTATTCGGGAAAGTTTCTTGTTTACCTTCATGCTTAACCTCTGCCCAGGCGAATGAACTCATCGAGCCCCGCCTGCGTGATATAGCCGTCGAGGCTGTATCGAATGGCATCGATGCCGTGGTTGTATTTATCGACGATGATCGGAAGGACCTCGTTCGTTTTCGGATCCACCTTGTAGCTGTAGAGCTTGAATTCTTCTGCCGTATGTCGGCAGCGCGGGTGGATGACGATTTTGTCGAAGCTCTTTAGGTAGGCGATACCGTCCTCAATCGAGCCCTGCCACTTCTCTGCGGCCGAGATATTGAATCCTTTGCGCTTGGCCAAATAGCTGATTGTTTCCGGACGCGAGCAGTCTGCTTTGATCGGCCAGCTCCTGGAGAGCGGGACCGAATCGTACAGCGCCGGGAGCTCGTCTAGTTCCACGCCGTGGCCAACGGCCTCATACTCGATATACAGCCGATTGTCGTACATGAACGATCGCACCAGTGCGCTCGGGTCATTCGCAAAGCCGAAGTCAGCGCCAAAAAATAGCCTGTCGGCCTTCTGCCAAAGATCGTCCGGAAAACTCTCGACCGTGAACCTGCCACGGAAAATCTGCGCGTCGCTGATTGTCCGGGGAAAGCCTTCCCAAACGTGCAAATAGTTCTCGTAGTCGTTTTTGCGATCCCATTCCATCTGGCGCCGGAGCGCTTCCGGAAAATATGGGTTCTCATCAAAATTGACTTTCCGGACATAGGCGCCGGGTGGCGGCGCATCGGTCAGGAATAATTTGGTTGTTGGGTCGTCGGCCAGGAGCGGGTTAAACGAGACCCATATCTCGGAGCCCGCTTTTCGGATGGTCGGTATCAGTGTCTCCCAGGAAACTTGGGAAACCGATTGAGCCTCCTCGATCCAGCAAATATCCACGCCTTCGATAGATTTCACCGACTGCGCTTGTCTCTGCTGCAGGCCCTTAAAGAAAAACCGAGAGCCGTTTATGTGTCGGATCTCGGCCTCTAGGAACTCGAAGCGATGGCTCAGTCCTAGGCGCTCTGCCGTGTCTTTAAGCAGCTGATAGGACGAATCGGCAATCGAATTTTGAAACTCACGGGAGCACAGTACGCGCAGCCGCGACAAGTTGGCCATGACGATCAGCGCCTCGGCAATTGCCCACGACTTTCCCGAACCGCGGCCGCCATAGAAAACTTTAAATCTGTGCGGGCTCCACAGCTCGGAAAAAGGATCGTTCATTTTTTACCCTTAGCCACTTCTCTGATTTTCTCGTAGACGCTTGCCAGGCCCTCGCCTCCGGCGCCGTTCGTATCCAATTGGATCTTTGCGCCTTTGCGCCTGGCGACCACTTTCAGCCGGACTTCTGCCCGGAGCCTTCGATGCGCCACAGCGTCACCTTTCTTGACTGTGCTCGACGCTCCGTGTTTCTCGCTGTACGAATCAATCGTCTCAGATGCTTCTTCCATCGTGTCGGAGATGTCGACTGCCTCGTCCTCCAGGACCTGATCGCCGAAATCTCTCGCGCGCGCGAAGTCTCTCGCAAAGTCCTCGTTCGCGACGGTCCATCTATAAACGGACGCGGGGGATATTCCCATGTCTCGGCATATAGATGTAAGGGTGTGGCCGCATGCCAGGCGCTGGAGAATCTCCTTAGCGCGACTCGGTGTGTACTTAGTTTGGTTGCCCCGTTTTCGCTTCGGAGCTTCGCAATTGTCCATGCTGATCCTCCTAAACGGTTACGCTTTAGGCAATAAAAAACCGCCACGCGGGCGGTTATGGTGTGCTGTTAGCTATTAGTTTACGATGATGCCTTTCTTCCGCATCTCGTCGCAGTAGTCCAGATATTCTTTCAATTCTTTGTGCGCACGAGCCGGGGCTTCCTTCTTGAGCTTAAGGCCCTCATCGCAGGGTCCGTCATTATCGAACCAATCTTCGGGGAAGGAGGCAGGGACCCTTTCATAGCACTCTTCGGTCTCAGGTGTAAGTTTCTCGGCCATTTATTCCTCTCAAATACCAAGGTCTGAAAAATCATTTTTCAGGAACCGTTCTAGTATTTTACCAACCTCTGCGGCCACTGGTCTAGGAGACGGACTACAGAGGTACTCAGAAACAGCTTCGGCAAAAAACTCCGCAGAATCCATAGCCGCATATTCGGACAGCTCGGCCTTGATAACTGAGCGATCATCCACGAGGGAAAGATTAGAGAGCACCTTATCCTTAACGCGCCCCGAAATAAAATATCTTTTCTTTCTCTTTTCCGTCGTATCAACGCCTGCGGCTTTCATTAACTTTTCTAGGCGCCCTTCAATCGCATGCCCCAGCTCATGCGAAGCTACTGCATAAGCTGCGCCTTTGGACATAACTCCCTGAGGATGGAATTGCGTAGAAATACAGTCACTAAACGAAGCGGCGAAGGACGCCTCATTTCCTCTCCCGTAATATTTAGTATTGAAATCGATCGCACCCGTACTCATCAAGCACTGACCATACGTGGAGCTTCCGAGCCTAGAACAATTAGCCCTTCCGATATTACCCGCAAGAAAAGGAAACTTTGAGCAGATGTCAGAATAAGCCTGCCCTATAGAGCGCGCGGTATCCGGCCCCATAAGATTAAGTCCCTGGGTCGGTGCATTCATTAGGCCGCTGGAATCCAATGCCGCCACAACGTCCGCGGATGTAGATGCAGATGCCAGGTCAGAATTTAGCTTTTGGATTTGCGGCTCAACGTTTTTCGTGAGCTCTTTTGAAAATTGCGCCTGAAAAGCGTTCATAGCCCGCTTTTGCTCACGCTTTAATCTTTCTGCCTCAAATTTCTTTTTCTGCTGCAGTTGACGTTTTTGCCGATTCGCGGGCCTTCTGGACGGCAGAGCCGCCAAAGCGTCAACCTTATCGCCGAGCTTCGAGGAGGCTTTATCCAGGGCCTTATAAAAATCCGTGCTTCTAAAATCCGCCCTGTCCGTATACCAGACAGAGGCTTCGGCGACACGCTCCAGGGCAGAAAGACGAAGCCTCTCGGCATAAAGATTTTTAAGGTCCTCTACTTCGTCCGGCTCCAGGCCGTCCTCGCCTTTCGTAAGGTCTCCGTAGTCCCTTTCAAAAATATCATCGACACGTTTGCGAGCGGCCTGAAAACTCATCGCGCGCTCATATACCTTCTCCGCTTCGTCCGGACCATACGGATAGCCCATGGATCTCAGGTGGTCATATTCTTTATCGAGCTCTTTGAGAATTTGGTCCTTGTTATCTAGGTCGATCGTGTAGGGATAATTAAGGTCTTTGATCGCCTTACCTACGCTGTCCGGAGTAAATTCCTTCTGCGTCGACTTAACCAGCTTGGCCGTTTTCGTATATTTGTCGGAGCCAGTGTACTGAGGCTTCTGGGGAACCCTGGGCGCTTTAGACCATTCAATCACGGCCTGCGCTCCCGGCTGCTCCTGTCTGCCGCCTCTGGGTGCCGCAGAGATATGGCGGCCGTTAAACTTTCCGCCCATGCCTGCAAGAACCTCTCCGGTTCGATCGTCCAGTTTGACCGGCGTACCTTTGTTTTCGGGGCCGTTCGGTTTCACCGTGATCCACTTAACTCCGTCCTTGAAACGAACCGGAACGCGACCGAGGATTTTGATAGTCATAACGCAAACCCATAAAAAGAAACCGCCCGATCAAGAATGACCGAGCGGCTCAAACCCCATGTACTTACTCAAAGAAAAAGATCGGTTGTTGCACGGGACGATCAGCCCGCTATTTCCTTAGAATCATTCTTGCTAAGTAACAATCCAAAGGAGAATTCTCATGAAATTAGATCGCGAATACCAAAGAGAAATGCTTCGGCGCCTCGCTGACGATTACCCAGAGATGTCCCCGGAAACTCAAGAATGGTTTATCCGGGATCTAAAAAGCGAAAAATACATAACCAACGCTCAATACCTAATCGAGCACGGACTTCTTTCCTCCGGCGTAAAAGTTACGACGGATATAAACGGAGCTCCCGCGATGATTAGCGTCTCGTTGCCTAAAATTACTGCTAAGGGCGTCGACTTTATCCGAGACGATGGCGGATTAAGCGCCATCCTTTCTGTGCAAACTGTAAAGCTACACGAGGACACGCTTAAAGAGTTGTTATCAATCGCCCTTCAGCAGGCGAAGTTACCCGAACCGGAAAAAGAATCCATTAAAGAAGCAGTCAAACAGCTTCCGGCTGAAGGGTTAAAACACCTGCTAACGAAACTAATTGATCTTGGACTTTCTCACGCTCATGAGTTATCCGCACTAACTCGAATATTTCAAAATATGAATTTCTAAAAAAACGACGCGCTCCGGTAGATCCGAATTGGGCAAATACGCCGGGGAGTATTTCAAACGCAAAAGCGGCCTGGTGTATGTCCGCCAAAATCTGCCATCGCGTCTGCTGCCCCTTTAGATCAAAAAGCTGGGCCGCTGGAGTTAATTGTGGTAAAGAATAAACTGGAATAGACGCGGCCATGTAGCCTCCTAAATCCATAAAAAGCAAAAGAGCTCGCGATCCATCAGGTCCGAGCTCCAGCGTACTACGTTTCTTCCGGGCACGCGAAAGACCGCTAGAGAGCGATCAGGCACAACGCGAAGTCGTAGATTAAATTGTTATCTCGACTTTACCATTTCAAGCTGAAGATTAATATAGGGATTAACCCTCTATTTTGCCGTTCTGAGCTCTCTCGATAGCGTCATAGAACGCCTGGAGGAATGACCGGCGCCATTCCGGCTCCTGTCTGTAGGAGACCTTAGACTGACGCAGCAGTCGCTCGTACTCTCTGCGCGTGCCAAAAACGAATACCCGGATGTGGCGCTTTACCTTTGTACCGTCAACCCTTTCGGGCAAACTCATCCAGGCGCGTTGCAGAAGCTCGGCGTCTGAATAGTCCGGCGCCGGGAGCAGCGGATCGCGGGTCTTAAGCTCGGTCACTTCCCTCCAGAACTTTTCTTCTTCGGTTTCCGGAGCGCGCTCGAAATAACACTTGGCATAGCGGCAGAAGGTGTCTGTAGGCGAGCGCCATCTGACAGGTTTGTCGCCATACACTCGCCGCCAGTTGGCCAAGCGTTCGTAGAAGTGGGTATCGATCAAGCATTATCTCCGGGAATTGTTTGGGATTCGATCAGGCCCACAAGAATGCGGTCCACGCTTTCGCGCAGGGCATGCGTCGTGGTGCCTACGGTATGAATATCAAGGAGTTTTCCGTCCGCTCTTTGGGCGGCCATTTCCTCCAGGCGGCTAAGGGTGAGCTTTGCTGTCTCGATTGCCGTAAAAGCGTTGTTTATGCAAGCCGTGCGGGTTTTTACAATATCGATATGCTTTACCTGCTTATTCAACTCAAACGGGAAATTAGTCATGTCAAACTCCTATAAATGCCCGCACTGCGGGGCTGTTACTGCGATTTTTACGCTGCCGATTATTTCCAAAATTAAGCCGCCAATTACTCATAGCGATGCGATCAGGCACCTCACTGTAATGCGGCCGGATTCTTCCATCGGCATTTCCGATGTTGCCGAGGTCATGCCAATAGAAAAGACTGCCCTTACCAAATGCCAGGCCTGCGACCGGCTGATCTTTTGGGAAAATGGCGAACTTCGTTACCCAACGCCCGCGGGAATCGAGCCGGCCAAAGGGATGCCCGAAAGCGTGAAGAAAGACTTTATCGAGGCGCAAAGCATCATCTATTTGTCGCCCCGCTGCACCTGCGTACTTCTTCGCGTCTGCCTGGAGAAGCTCGCAGACCACGTTGCCGAAACAAGTAAGATTTCCGGCTATAAACCTGACGATCTGCTTTGGAAAAAGATCGACACCATTGAGAAAAACAAAGGGATGACGTCCGATGTCAGACAAATGGTTGATGCCTGCCGAGACACCGGCAACGAATTTGCTCATAAGGGCAAATACATTCTTTCTGATACCGATACTCAAGAGCTGGCCGAGATCATGTCTGAGCTCGTCAATTCCCTGGTAGACATTTGGGTCAAGCCAGCCAAGCAAGTCGCAAGAATCCGCCAACTCATTCCGGCTAAAAAGAGATAGCCTCATTCTTGAGCTCCGCGGGCGTTAATTAGGTCCTGGATCCCTGCGGACAGTCTCCGAATAAACATCCGGATGTCCCGCTGGGTCAGGCTGACAAAGACAATCGCGATAGCAAGGAATAGCTGAGTGATTGAGATGATCATTAGGCTTGTTTCTATATCCATCTTTTAGCCCTTTCCTCATAAATCAGGTGATCGTTCAACTTCAGAAGACCCCACGCTTTTAAGGTGGCCTTTCTGACTTCATCCGGGTCAACATAGTCACTAACCCAATTGAACCACTCAGACATGGATTCACCGTGGATGTGTTGATATTCCTCCGCAGTCCAACGTACGACTTCCATTCCCTTGATTCTGTCAATTCGCATCACTTACCTCCCGCGGCTGCTACTTCTTCGCGAATGAGGCGGAACAGCTCATCAATCGTCATGATCGCGAGCCATTTTTTTCGGTCAGCTCTACAGACAACAATCGGACGCTCTGGAAAATCACATCCTCTTTCAGCCTGATCAATCCAGTCGTAGATGTTGCTAATAGCCGCACGTCTTTTGACTTCGATAGAGAAGGGCTTGAGTTTGATGTCTGCACCGCCATCCCGTGTCTGCTGTAGATTCCTATGAACCTCAATTCCGAGGTCTCGAAAAATCAGATCGCAGATTTCGCGTTCTCCGACAGCCCCTTTTGTTCTTTGTGATTTGCTCATAATCCCTCCTGATGCTTGCGTTTTCTGTTTTCCTCTTCCAATGCGTCAATGGCCAGCCAAAGGTATTTGATTTGGATCTTGAGGCCACAGTTTTGATAAAAGGCCATTACTGCCACAAACAAAACCGCAAGATTGATCAGCACCAAAATGATGGCCGAACTTTCGATCGTTGATAGTTCCATGTTTTTCTCCTGGTTGTTTTATCGTCTCTGAGCGATTAGTTCTGCATGAACCCTGTATCGCTCGAATTGTGAAAAGAATTGCCTCCGGCGTTCGATGCGCTCATCCGTATCAAGATCAAAAACCGAGCACCGAGCAAATGAAATCGGGTAGCACTCGAGGCCAGCACCTTTATCCGGATGGTGGCAGTAGACGTTCATGTCTCCGAAAGAGGCCTTTGGCGGTCGACGCTTATTCCCTTCCTTATCGACCCAATAAGACTCTGCAAATTTGCAGTACAGACAGCACCCGGACATTACCGCCTCCTAAAAGTAAGCCTCGTCATCCTGTTGCTTCCGGATGGCGTTGCGTTTGAGTTGTTTCACGTAAGCCGAGAGCGGAGACAGTTGCTCAACCGTTTTCTCTTTCAGGCTTTCTTCCGAGTTCTCGATCATGTAGGGCTTGACTACTTGGATACGCACCCAACGTTTGATCCGGTTTCCGAGGTCATAGGCCGATTCATCACGGAACTGCTGCTTTCCTTCGATAGGAATACATGGGATGTTTGTCTTCGGAGCCAGTTCCGGAATGCCTATTGCGTTGAAATACTCGGTTAGGTTTTGGATGACATGCGGGTGGTTGTAGGTCGAGTTGTAATCGTCGATCAGCCGCCAGTCCCTAAGGAGCCGTTCTGCGAGGTCAATAAGATCCTTGAAGCGATGAAGACCTGCCGTCACCGTTGGAAAATATTTGCCTTGAACGCCTTCGTGAAATTCACAAACGGTGATGCCTTGGGTCAGCTGGCCGCAAAAAACCGTACAAGGGCATCCGTTGGCTCTGCAGGCTTGTTCAAAAATCTTCGGTGATAGCTTCTTTGGAGTTTTCTTCCCTTCTGGACTGCTGTCAAAGTCCACATCTCTCATGCTGTAGTTATTGGACATGGTATTTCCCCTCAATGATTTTCGTTAGGTTTTTCGGCTTGATGATCCATTCCAGATCAGGCCTCCAGGTGCGCCCTTCCTTCTGAGGTGTTTCACCTGTGAGGAAGCGCGATCGCCTTATGTATCCGAACAGCCTCTTAAACCATCCAAGGCCTTCCTCTTCGGACTGATAGCCCTTGTCATTAACCAGCGTCCGCCAGCGAGCCGCTAACATTTTTCTTCTATCCTCTGACCAGATCCGGACTGTCGGCAGCATTGGCAGACATTCGTGATACAAGGCGATGATTTTTTCGTGTGGACAATGAGAACCTATCTGTGCCGACCGTTGTTTGGGAGTGAGTTCTTCTTTTGGTTCGGTGAGGTTGAATTTCTCACTTTCATTCGCGACATTTTTCTGAGCGTCAGTAGAGCCGGCTTCGGCTCTACTGATTAATACATCGTTAGATGTATTAATTGTTTCTATTACTGGTTCATTTACTGGTTCGTGTCCCGTATTTGGGCCTACCACACGTACCGTTTTTGGTACTACGGAATGTCCGTTTTTGGGACTAGTTCCATATTTGGTACTACCGTTTTTGGTACTACCGTTTATGGGAGTACCAGCACTTGCAACAAGATTCAGAAAGTAATTATTTGAGGAGTTGAGAACAGTCCGCTCCCTACGGATAAACCCTTTTTCTTCTAAGTAATTGATGGCCTTATAAACAGTTTTTCTGTTTAGCTCGGTCTCTTTGGCTATCGTGTCGGTGCTTGGGTTGCACTTCCCCGTTTTTTCATTTTTGAAATCAGCCAGGCAGCGCAGTACGCTTTTTGCCGCCGAATTACCGACAAAAAGTTTCCGCACTGCGTCTGAATCTTGCCAGGACATGATCTCACCTACTGATTGATCATTCGGCGCAAAAGGTTGTTGCGCATTTTGTTCCAAGAGTTCTGAGGCCTGAGGTCTTCAACTGTGACCTCACCGTTTGTTAGCTCTTCAATCAAAATGCACTTCTCGATTGATCCGGTACGTTTGCCAGCAACCAGCATGCTTACAAACTCAGGTGTAACACCTAGTTTTTCCGCCAACTGCTTCTGAGAAATCTCAGGATGTTTTTCAAAATAGTGTTTGAGTTTCATTGCTACCTACACATAACGTTTTGTTTTGATATTACGCATAACATTTAGTTATGTCAAATTAACAAAATGTTGTTTAATGTGCTTAAGGAGAAAAACTATGAGACCTGTAAGTGAAATCCGCCGAGAGAATCTCGAACTGCTGATTGAGGAAGAAGGGACAATACCGGCCCTAAACGAAAAGCTGGGACGCAGAAGGAATGATCCATCCTTGTCTTTTATCCGCGCTCAATCGGTACGCAGCAGTACGGGTAAGCCGTATTTGATGGGAGACAAGTTGGCCCGTGACATTGAATCTAAGCTGAAACTAGGCCGCGGCTGGATGGACACCGACCACACGGGAATGCTCATTGATTCAATTGATAAGCCTGCGGACGGCGTGCGCGTACCGGAGTTAGCTAACACCGGAACAATGGGTGATGACCCTAGCGTCCTGGAACAGGATGTTATTATCGGCGGCCTGACCTTGGCGCCTGATTTTGTCCGCCGCCTCAACCCTTCTAATCCCATGAATCTGAAAGTTCTCACTGGCCACGGAGATTCTATGCTGCCGACGATTGCACCAGGTGATAAGGTTTTGATCGATGAAGGCGTGAAGGATCTCTATGATGGGATCTATGTCCTGCGCTCATACGACACTCTGTTCATTAAACGAGTTAATAAGAATTTGAAGGGAGCGGTCGTCATTTCCTCCGACAATCCCACAGTGAAACTAAGTGAAGAACTAGACGGATCGGAACAGTTAGAAATCGTTGGTCGCGTTGTCTATGTTTGGCACGGGACATTTGTCTAACCAAAACCGATTTCAGAGCTATTTTTGAAGGGCAAGGACAATGAAAAAAATACTTTTACTCCCGTTACTGCTTCTCTCCGCCGTCAATTCATACGGTGCTAGTTTTGATTGCAGCAAAGCAAGAAGCTGGCCGGAAAAAATGATTTGTAGCGACCCTATTTTGTCGATTGAGGATGAGCGATTGGGCAAAATTTACCAACTCGCAAAGAAGAAAACAGGTAACAGCAAAGAATTTAAGGCACTAGTAAAAAAGAATTGGCAGGAGAGAGAAGCATGCACGTCTAAATTCTGCATTGAAGACTGGTATGAAAGGGTGAGCCGGGAATACAAAGACATAATTGAAAAGGATGTCGTTCATACCGATAGAGGAGCCGGAGAAGATCCTAGGGTCTTTGAAAACCCGCCAGATCAGCCCGCACCAAAACCTCTACCCAAGAAACTTAGCAAAGACGAGGAAGCTGCTTTAGCCTATTTTGCCCTGAACATTTGTCTCCGTGCCCACTACGAAAACCTTGAAGACGGGAAAATCGACATTATGTACCTAACAAAAATGGCTCAAGAAAAGTGCCGAGACAATTATCAGAGAGTTCTTGAGCTAGTCGATAAGAACTTCAAATACGCTCCAGATAAGTACGGGATAGTAAGCTCGGTTATAGAGTCTCAGACATACACGGTCATGTCAGACTTCATGAAATATCGAAAAAAATTAGAGAAATAGTCTTTTTATCTCTTACTCCAAGCCGCTATAAGCGGCTTTTTTGTTGCGTACAAGAAACAAATCGGCACAAATACCTAACTTAATGTTATTTATTGCATAACGTTTTGCTTGCGTTTTAACATAACATTATGTTATTCTTTCCTCACCAAGCAAACGTTCTTTAAAAATCCTTCTGAAGCTTGTCAGGAAGGAAAAGGGTTCTAAGGCCGAGTAAACCGAAAGGCTATGAACTCAACCGGGCGGCCAGTGAATTGGCCCGAGATGTCTAGCGAAAGCGACGGCACGGCGAGGAATGCTGAAAGGATTGTGACGTTAAAGTCGTCAGGTACGAGTAGGGGCCGACAAAAAGCAGTTCACAAACAAAAGCGCTTTCCGGCAACTTCTCCTTTGGATACATCTAGCACACACTGGAGGGCGCTTCTGTTTTTACAGGAGAGAAAAAATGCTTTTAAAAGTTAAGCGCGTCGTCCCTAGAGTTTATGAGATTTACTACAAGGGTCAAAACATCATCAGCTTAATTAGACCGAAGCCTAATGACTGGCGCTTTTCCGGATTCTTTATGAAAGAACAAGACAAGGTAAACGATTTGTTATTGGCAAACGTTTTCGGTCTGAGTTTCCGGACAAAAAGACGGGCGCTCATTGAGCTAGAGGTCATTTTTGCAAGATTTGAAGCCTTACAGGCCTAACCCGAAAGTCAAATTATTAGGAGAAAACATGTTAGCCACCTATGAACGTAAAAAAGTTACGGAGTACACGTCGTTTAACTATGAATTTAAGGTGTTTTATAAGGGCGAGTACGTTTGTGATCTTTTGAAGGTTGATCGTAAAAAATGGATGTTTTCAGCATTTCAGAGTTGCGAAAAACTCGAAGGTCTTCAAATGTTTCTTTATAACAAGACTAGCTGGGAAGCCTTTAAGAAAAAAGAAGAAGCAATCCAGCATTTAGAAAACGTACTCGCCGCGTACGAAGCTGGCGAACGTCCCGCTTAATCAACCCTCGAGCTATTAGGAATTTTCTAATACTTCGATAGCCCGCTTCGGTGGGCTTTTTTGTTACCTGTAAACAAGGTTAATTATGAAATTTGAACCCAAAAAATTGAAATTCGTTCACGAGTTTCCGGAAGATCGGGAGTGGCTGGATGAAGAACGTCTCAAGGCCAAGCTGGTTTATTACGATGCCGTGATGATCGGTTCGATCAGCTATGACAGTGACGCCAAGTTATTCAATATCTGGTTTGAGGATTTCAAATACAAATATCCTAACCAGACAGCGGAAAACTCAGTCAAGCCAATGGAGATGCAGAAAGAGAACAATCATTGTTTTGAAACTCTCAAGATCTGCAAGGAAGTAATTTCCGAGGTTCTGACTAAGTTCCTTCCGCAGGTCGAATATATCCGGCCAGCGTTTGAGGAAAACGAATCCAGCCTGGATCTTTAAAACCAGTGACAGCTCGGAAAGACGAGCACCTTCAGACCATCTTCATAAGCTCCCCGGGCTTTTACCAATTTTGTTAGTTCCAATTTTTGCGCTTAGGGGAGCTTTTGAATGTGGTCTTTTTTACATTGTTTTAAGGAGAGAAAAATGGACCTGTTAGTAGATGAACAAAAACAGATTTTTGATGTTGCTGTTGAAGACATTTTGAAAGAACGAGGTTCTGCAATTTGTCTCACTGATGCTCTCACGTATGCAGAGCGCGCTGTTGTTTCCGCCCTGCTCTCTGGAAAGAAAGAGATAACGCTTGATTTGGCTCACGTTGTTTCGACTGCTGAGGCCCAGAAGGAAGTCAAGGCGCTCTTTAAAGAGTATGCGTCGAATTTCATTTCTGATCTGGTGTGGCAAACGATTGACCGAGACATCTATCCAGATGTTAAAAATTAAGGCCTTTACAAGTCTCCATGAAAGTCGCTAAACTTATCTTGTCCGCAAAAAACGGACACGGGATTGGCGTCCCGACATTAGGCGATCAGTCGCCGAAAGGCGTTTTTTTATGGCTGGTCGGCATGATGCCCTGAAACAGGGCACCATCTAAAGTCTCTACGAGCGGGACTTTCGGGGTATCGAAAGATACGCCGTTTCCTAATGACGGTACGCCAACCCGAAAGTTCCTGCTCACCACATTGGCGTGTGGCGCAGGATTTCAAACACGCATTAGGAGACATTAGATGTCAAACACTTTAGCCTTCACTTTCGAAGAATCATCCTTCACGATTCTTGGGGACGTTCTCAATCCTCTTTTCATTGCCCAACAAGTTTGCAAAATTCTAGGTTACGCAAAACCTCAAAACGCAGTTGCGCAACACTGCGACCCTGAGGATGTGACAAAGGTCGAAATGCTCGACCGACTCAACCGCAAACAACTGGTCAACTGCGTAAACGAAAGCGGTCTCTACGCCTTGATCTTCGGCTCGAAACTTCCGAAGGCAAAACAATTCAAGCGCTGGGTCACTAACGAGGTTCTTCCGACAATCCGAAAGCAAGGTTGTTATTCAGCTCAGGAGCAGGACAACGCATTAATCTCCAACGAGCAGCAGTACGAACTCTCCAGCCGTGTGATGCGCAAAACTCATGCCCTGTTTGGAAACAAAAACTACAGCTTTGTTTACCGAGCACTCAAGAGACGCTTCCGTATTCCGCGCTACACCTGCCTGCTTCAAAGAGATTTTGAGACCGCGCTGGCATTCGTTGACACTCTGAAAGTTTCGGATTTCAACGTCCCTGATGTAAAGGAGCGAGAAGTTCCTCTACAAAATTACGTCGTCCAGTATCCGAGCTTTACGATCAGTTCTTCGGGTTCTGAGCCGCTTCCGGCTGTTCCGGCAATTCCTGTCAGCAAGCATTACATCACTGACAACGAGCTCCAGGCGATCAAGTCTTTGATTTACTACTTCGATGACTTGTTCAAGCCGCAAATTCAATGGGCCTCAAAAGAGGCCTACAGGCAGGGACGCCCTGACGCCTCCCGCTTCTACGATGTTTGGCATGAGCCGATGTGGTTCATCAGCCGAATGAGACAACTTGTTTCTCGTAACTCTTAACTTCTCTTCTTAAATCCCCGCCTGAGCGGTAAACAAACTGAACTCCTTGGAGCTCGGGTGGGGAGACTTTTGCCTATCGGAGGCAATCATGAATAAAAAATTTGATGATCTGTTAGAGGACGATCTCGCATGTTTCCTCTGCGCTCTGATCGCCTTCGCCCTGTTTTTCGGCACGTTGACCTTAGTCCTCGGCGCCGATGCCTTTCAGAGGTGGCTGCTATGCATGTAACTCCGAGAACGTGCCCTGGTCCTGGTGACCTTTGGCACCTGAGCTGGCAGGAAGAAAAGCGCCAAGCCGAATATGAACGGCTCCTTGAGGATTTCTTTGAGAAATACATTCCTCGCTACTGCGACGAGCGGATCAACCAACTTGCCGAAGAGGGTGAGGATGAACGACATCCTGAGATTGAGCCCGTGTTTGATGAGTATCTGGAGGAAAACGGATGGCATTAAAACTCACTGAGAAAGAGAGGAAGCGCCTCTACTACCTTGAGCACAAAGAAGAAATCAACAAGAAGGGCCGAGAGTATTACGCAACAAAAGTAAAACCGAAGAGACAGAAAAAGGAGAGTTTCCCGCGGGGGCCTCAAGGCCCCTTCTCTGCCTTATTTATTGGAGAAGAAAATGACTAACGAACAAAGAGCCGCTTGGTTAAAGGGGCGCCGTACAGGTATCGGCGGATCGGACGTTGCAGCGGTTCTAGGGCTGAATCCGTGGAAGACGCCGCTGGACGTTTGGAACGATAAGCTCGGGATTTCTGAAGATAAAGAAATGTCCGAGCCTGCTTACTGGGGAACCGTTCTCGAAGATACGGTCGCAAAAGAATT